AACTCAATGCTGTTAAATGCAGTTGCCATATCATATCTAAATCAAACTGTTCTTTGTCTTTAAAGTCTGTGCCACCATTCAGAGGTGCTTGTGATGGATTACTTCCATCAAAAGAGTTCCATCTTGAATCTAACATTTCTACTAGCTCCTCTGTTTTTTCTTTATATGGGCTTCCTAATTTATTCATAACTTCCCATTTATAAGAAGCAGGTTTCCATTTTTTCATTATATTAATAGGGTCTACAAACTCTTTCGCTTTTTCGCAATCTATGAGCATAACACTATCACACCAAAATCCTCTTGGATAACCTAAATCTCTACCTTTCTTTCCATTATCTTGGAGTGCGTCCCATACCATACCAAAAGGTTTACCATTTAATGGTGTATCAAATAAAGCACCAATATCTCTAAAGTTTATCATATCAACATCAGTATAGAGTGCTTTACCTTTAAAATTCATCATATGAGGTATAGCATATCTATAACAAGTAAATGGTGTACCCCAGTTAGTTCTATTCCAATCTTTATCCATAGTTTCAGGACTTAACCAAGTTATATTTAAGTTTCTTTTAGTATTAGAATATAAACTATGTAGGTATATCTTAGCTGCTTTTTCATCATGCTTACCACCTGAGCCTATAAATAAATTAACTGTAGGTTGCATAAAATATCTCCTCTCCCTCTTCTAAATGTAAACAATGACACCATCTATTTCCTACTAGTTTTGCAGTATTTCCTACTCTTGCAGGTGTTATCTCCCTATCCTTAAATGGAAATAAAGCATAATCGTATATTGCCATAGAGTTTAAAAGTCTGTAAAATTTTTCTGAGGTTAGCATTTTTACTTGCCCAGACAAACTAAATATAACTGCTGGAGTTTGCACTGGTATATGAAATCCTCTTTCTGTTGCTTTTACATATAATAAATCTTTTACAGTTTCTTGCCACCCATACTCATCTACTATATTATTAAAGTATTTTAGTATACTCTCTTTATTATCGTAGTAAGGAGGAAAGCTAGTGTGAAAGTCTGTTTCATTCCTACTTTTACTATAAAAATGAAATACATCACAATGAGGAAAAAGATAATGAGCATGATAAATACCATGCGCTTTTACTTCTTCTTGTAATGTATATAGAATCTTATTTGCTTTAATAGGCATGACACTCTCCTCTTAGAAATCCAACTACTATATCTCGTTTTCCCCATTCAAGAGGTGTACTTTCATGTTCGTGTATGCTAGTGAAAATTGTTAAACTTCCTTTTTGTTTCATAGTTTTAAAATTGTGTCTAAATGTTTCCCTAACTTTCATGAAGTCGGGAATAAAGTTTGCGTCCATGAAGACATCGGGAACAGTATAACTTTCTACTATTTCTAAATCTCCACCACCATATTCATCAGCATTACTTAGTTGTATACTAATGCTGATTTTTCTTGCTGTTCTTTTATTGTAAATATCTGTGAGGGAAGGGCGATAATCTCGATGTGGTCTGAAAAACATACCTTTTTCATCATATCTAACCATGTTGATTTCATGTCGTTTTCTTTCTTTGTATAGATGGAAGTTGTATGTTCTACTATTGTATAAATTTACATACTCCATTAGTCTATCATAGAAAGGGAACTGTATGTTACTTCTTTTCTTACACTTTCTTATCTTAGAATTATAACCTGACCACCTTGTCATAGCATTTTTCCAGTCCATATTTTTATTTATAGAATATAGACTATCTACTTCTTCTTCCGATAAAAAACTAGGAACATGACCAACAAAGTCTGCGTCGCCATGTTTACTTACTAATAATTTAGTGCTTCCTTGTATTTCTTCGCCCACTGTATGTCCTCTGCTATTACACAAGAAATCATATCGTATTTTAACTTTCTTGCGATGGTTATAGTTTCATTTCCTGCGTATGCTAGAAATGGAAAACTTTTTAACCATGTTTGCATACAGTCTTTTCTCTCATCTTTTATCTGCATATAGTGTCCATATATGTTTGGCACTAATACAATTGGTTTTTCTAACCCCTCTTCTACTATTTTATCTAGGTTTCGTTTTTTAAACCTATCGTGCTTCCTTACAGAACATATTTTATTTATGTCTACTGTAATTGGAAGTTGTTCTGTTTGTTTTATTTTTACTACGCTAGTGTCATTCGCCACTAGCTTTGTCGGTTGACTCTCGTCCAATATTCTTCTCCAAATTTTGTATTCTCTCTATCAAGTCAGGGTAAGCATCAAACTCATGTAATTCTTTACATGGGTGAGAATCTTGCTCTAACTTGTCTACCCTTTCTTCTAATTCTTCTAACCATTCTTCATTTTCTTCAAATCTATCTTGTGCTGGTTCATTCTTTTCAAACCATTCTGAGTGTTTATTCATCACTCTTCTCCAATGTAGCATTTCCAAAAATTTAGTTAACACTCTCTACTATCTCCTTTGCATTTTCCCACTCGTTAATATTATAACTAGGTATTGCAATCTCACATACGAATCTAGGTTTAGCACTTCTATTTCTATCAGATAACCACTGCTGCCCTTGCATTCTTCCTGCGATTACTGTCCAGTCTTTATTAACAGCAGTATGCTTATCAGGAATGTATGACCACTTACCGTCATCTACCCAATGTGTGAATCCTTCACCTGCATTGTGTATAAATCTGATAAAGTTTTTATGTTTGTAATGATTGTTATTCCAAGCACTCCAACCCATTGTAGGTGGTTGTAATAGTATTTCATCAAAATACCAGTTATTTGTATTTGTTTCTAGTCTAAAACCATTAATAAATGCTGACTTTCTATTACTCCAGTCAAAATTAAAGTTTCTATAACCATAATCAATACTATTATCTTTATCCATAACTGGCTCAGTATCTTTCATCTTCTCTCGAAGTCTTGCTAAAGATATATTTGGCAGTGGGTCATTTTGATAGGTTGCTATATGACTATACGCTGCCTGTGCCATTCTATCTAACTTAACCATAAGGTTAAGATTTTTAATTGTTAGTGTCTCCATTAGTTAAATCCGCTGTCGTAACCTTTCGATAATATACTACGACATCTTTGAGTTCAGTGATATATCTTTTCAACTCTTGCATATTGTATGCCATTGTTTCATAGTCTGGTATAGTCATAGCGAGAAAGACTAACTCTCCTTCCTGCGCTTCAATAACTGCAAACTGTTCTTCAAAGTTTTCTGGTGTAATAGTTAACCATTGAACTTCTCTTAAATCTATCTCCCTAGGCATGACAGGTTGAACTATTGTTCTCTCTATCGGTTTTGCACTAACTTCTATCTGTTTAGTCGGGAGCAGACTGCAGTTGGAGACCATCATCGAGGTCATCAACAATACTGCTGAGCTTCTCGATGTCTTCCATAATATGTTTTGTTCCATTATTTATCTTCCTTTGCATTTCTACTGGGTCACCCATAATTTTTGCACTTAACTCGTAGTTTCTTATAAACTCAGAGTATCTGTTGAGTTCCCTTTGTGCCTGTTGACTTTTAACAGTCATTTCATTTAATTGTGTTGATTGTAAAGCAAAATCACTTTGTAATGTAGCGATTGCTTCCTCTTGTGTTTGGATTGCTATTTCTAGCTTCGCGTTGTTTTCTTTTAATACTCCGTTCTCATTCCATAAATAGTATGAAAGTCCTCCTAATACTAAAAGAAGTCCTAATAAGAATTGTTGCATTACAGCTCCTCTATCTTATAATTAAGTCCTTCTGCCCCTCGTATTTCTACTATCTCACCTTCAGAGGTTTTGAACTTTAAATACTTGTCCTGTTTATAATAGAACTTTTTTACTGTAAATACAGTATCATCAGCATCGCCATAAATCGCATTATAACTTACTGTAAGTCGGTAATAAGTTGTCCATAGACTACTTAACCATGCCCACCATTCACTCATTACTTGCCCTCAAACATATCTGCTTCTGCTTGTCTGCGTCTAGTAAGTCCTTCTAAAACTTTACCACCTGCTTTGTTCCACCTTTTGATTTGAGCAGGGACTCCAGCATAGTCGCCAGAGTTGAGAACTTTCAACATAGTTGATGATGTGAGATTACCATTACCGAGATTATACACCCAACTGACTAGTGCATCGAATTGATTTTGAGATAGTGGAACCGTTACAGCTGTACTCACATAGTTTTCGTACTCCTCTAACTCAACCTCTAGCATATGATTTGCATGGCTTTCAGACCATTGGTCACCGGGCTGCACTCCTTTTGTATGTCCATATCCTATTGTCCATACACCAGCTGCGCACTGATATGCTTCTAATTCACACCCTTCAAAGTGCTTGATTAAATCTATTCCATATTGTGATGTTTTCATATATTCTCCTATGAGTGAGGGGTTTTCACACTTGAGAAACACCCCTCGAAACCTATGACAGTCTATGTTAGTGCTAATACACTGTGAGCAATTACACTACCGAATCCAACTATAATAATTGTATTCATAATGTAACTACACATCGAACCATCACTACATATTCCGTCACGAAAGTTACGGATTAATTCCATTTAATTTATCTCCAAGATTTTCCTCTTAGAATTTGGAGTTCGTGACAGAGTGATTGTCAGTAGTCCGTCTTGTAGATTAACTTCATCTACTTGTAAGTCAGCGTTAAGAATAAATCTTCGTTCAAAAGACTTTAGACTTAATCCTTGATGAACAAACCGTTCATCTCCGACTAGTTTGTGTTCTTTCTTACCCTTTAACTGGAGTTCCTCGCCATCAGCGATTATCTCTAGTTCTTCTTTCTTCCAACCTGGCACAGCAATTTCTATACGATAATTACCTGCACTTTCGATTATATTATATCTTGGATAACTTGTCTCTGTGTAATGTGGCAGAGTAGGCATATCCAGACCAAGCCAAAATTTACTTAAATCTATACTCATTGTTATTCTCCATAATTCCTTTTCAGTAAATACTCGCGTCCCCTTTCAGTAGACGCACCAAATTGCAAGTGAAACCTATCACTTACATACTAATTATACCAATTTTTAACCGTGATGTCAAGAACTATTTTTCGGAGTCATCAAAAGACAGTAGTCCTTCCTCTTCCAAATAGTCTATCGTGCCTCGTATTCCTACTTGCTTTCCATACATATAGGTAACTCCACACATCATAATTAAAAATATTAAATAACTTATATCATTTTCATTCATAGATAATATTATAACAACTTTTTGAGTTGAAGTCAAGAAAAAAATTATGGTTAACTTAAAATAGTTCTTGACAATCGGTGAAAATGCGAGTATAATATATTATATGAAAAAATTAGTAATAAGAACAGGACTATGGATTTATGAGTGTTGGAGTTTAGTAATGGACGCAAGATACAATCCTTTAAAATACATACCCGACCCTAGTTTACAAACTTACTTTATGTTGGTATTATTTACCATGTGGTCAGTTTACTTTGGCTTTTTTGCCTCATTTTATATGGGTTGGTTAGGATATAACACAATCACAAGTTTGATTGTTCACTTCGCAGTTTTAATACCACTTGCCATGACTTACGCAATCTTTAAAGATGCCGAGCGAGATGGTGCAAGATGGTTAGCAAAAGCACATGAAGATAGAAGAAAAGAAAAACTTTTCCCTCGTAAACCAAATGCAGTTAAATGGGACATAGATAAGGAAGCATAATGACACAACATGAAGTTAAAAGTTTTATAGGCACAGTCAATAAAATCAAGCAGTGGCATATCGACCGCAATCTCATTGATGGCTCAACGCAGAAAGACCAAGTAATGAAGTTAATTCAAGAAGTTGGAGAACTTTCTGACAGCGTTTGTAAACAACAAGACATTCGCGACGATGTAGGTGATATCATGGTTATACTGATAAATATAGTTGAAAGGGCAGGTATCTCACTAGACGAATGTCTTGATGTTGCATATGACGACATCAAAGACCGTAAGGGTAAAATGGTTGATGGAATTTTTATCAAAGATGAGTAGAAGTTGGACGCAGGAAGAAAAGGATTATCTCAAAAGACATTACAATGTAAAGTCAACAGAAGATATCGCAACTATACTGGACAGAAGTCCGTCACAAATCGCCTCACAGGTATACTATCTACGGAAACGAGGTTGGACTTTTCACAGGAGGTCAGATGCCAAGAGTTGAGATAAAAGGAATGAGTTTCGAAAAAGGACTGCGTATTTTTAGGAAGAAAGTCGAAAATGCAGGGATAAAAGACCGAATTCGAGAGAAGGAATTTTATGTCAAACCATCAACGATTAAGAATGACAAGAACAATTATACGAAACGAAAACGCAAAAAGGACATTGAGAAGGCAAAGCAACTCGAATTTAAAAGAAAGATAGCAATGAAAACTAGAGGTCTTTGAAAATTTGTTGG